TTACATCTATTACAATTATGGCAGGGACAATAATATGTGGTAGATTTACACAGGTTGTTATTGCTTCGGGCTCAGTAATAGCTTATCAAGGGGTGTGATATGTTGGGGATGAATAAAAGTATAAAAATGGTAAGTGGTGGAAGGTTTTTAAGACTCGTTACAAATTCTGAATTTGTAATAGGTTTACAAAAATTACATCCATCTTTTACCGGAAATGCTATAGAAATAAGAAGAGATAGCGATTCAGCAAAGCAAGAATTTGAATTTAGTAATGGGATATTGCCACAAACGGACATATTAACTTTTGTTGGCGTTGGAAGTGGATATATATCAGCAATTTATGAACAAAAAACAAAAACTAAGATAAATATAACTACAGAAGCACAACAGAAAAAAATAGTAAATAGTGGAACATGGGTAAGTTATACTACAAAATATAATTTGGAAATACCACAAAATACAGCTTTAACCATATCTAATATAGCGGCTGTAAATAGAATGTTTAATCTTGGTGCTAGTTGCTTTATTGGTTATAAAGGCAGTTATCCGGTTAGTAGTTATAATGCTGACTATGTATATCCGATTAAATGCAAAGCAGGATTGATGGATTTTAGCATTACGAATGGAACTAATGTATTTTGGTATGATGCAGACGGTAATACGTCAACGGCAAGTAGACCGGCGGTAACGCTCACAAATGCAGGAAACAGTTATTTATTCGCTACAAATATGACAGCTAATAATATAGTTATAAATGATTATAATACAGATACAACAACTGTAAAAAATTACATAGGTGAAGTGAAAGACTTACCACGGTTAACAGGTAATCTAATATTAGAACACGCTAACTTAATGACTGGTAATATATCAGAATTGCCAAATTTGACATTGTTAGACGTAACTAATTGTAATGGATTAACAGGTACATTTAACGACTTCAAGCCATATAAAAGTTTTTCTGCAAATTATCATAGCACAAGAACGGGTTCGTACACACCGGCGGCTAATTGCGAATCATTAATTTTACATCATAACGCCGGAATGAGTGCATCGAACATCGACCAAACATTGATAAACTGTGCTAATATAATCACTACTACAGGAAAAAATATGTATGTAGACAATAGGAGAACATCGGCATCAGATACAGCAATAAATTACCTTAGAACGACATTAGGATGGACGGTAAACGAGGTAGCACCATGATGAAAAGAGGTGATTAAATGCCAGATTTGACAACTAATTATGGCTTTAAAATACCAGTAGCAGGAGAATCTAATTATTATAGTTCGATGGAATATAATCTCGAAACCATAGATACTATGATTAGTGATATTGGAATTAATTCAACACCACCGAACAACTACCAGACTATATCACAAGCATATCCAACCGTTACACTTGCTCAAGTACAAGCATTAAATGCAAGTGCTACATTAAGTGATTCGGCTGGTTGGTATTATTTGCAATCAATTTTTACAGCTAAGCAAAAGCAATATTGGGTATCTAAAGCAGGAACACACAGAATTAATATACCACAAGGGAACTATAAATTAAGCAGAGCATTAGACTTAAGCAATCTGGGAAATACATTTATTAGTTTTTATGGTTCGATGCTTATCCCATTTGATGCAAATTATACAGGTTATTTAGTTGAAATAACCGAGGGTTATGGACGTACATTTATAGATGGAATGTATATTCGTGGTATGTGGATAACAAAGGGATTAAATATAGATGAGGTGCAACACATCGGATTTAATAATCTAATGATAGATACGTGTTTTATTGGTTTAAGAGTTGCTAGAGTTTGGTATGCTAATTTAAGTGGACAATGCAAAATTAGCAATTGTATGACTCACGTATTGTTTGATGTGGTAGATGCTGTTAATACAGGAGCAGAAGAAATTAATACAATGAGTTTTATCAATTTAGATATCAGCGGAGCAAGTGACACTGATTTTACGAATTTTGGTAAAACAAAAGGCGTTGATCTGGTATATGGATTTTACATAAAATGTAGAGCATTAGGAGTTAAAACGATTGGAGTAACAATAGAAGGTGTAGATCATTGTTATTATTTTGATGATACAGATATAATAATGGCTAGTAGATTTTCAATTATCAGTAATTATTTCGAAGCAATTAGAAGTAATTGTATATATCAAAATTGCACAAGAAGTGAATCATGGCTAAAGCTTGACGTAACAGGAAATGTAATGAATGATTTAGATGTATATAGTATATTAAGGGTAGTACAGGGTCAAATATCATTCTTGAATTTAAAAAGTCCTGTTGAATATTACAAAATTCAAATTGATTCATTAAACACTTATAGACCATGCATATTATACACAGACTTACACCCTAGCAATATTATTAATAATAGCACTTGTTTAAATACAAGAGTATTTTTTAAAAGCGAAGTAAGTGATGCTAATTTTTGGGATGTATACTCTTATAGCGATTCAGTAAGTGGATTTTTAAACAATCCTCCTGCTAGTAAAGTTATCGCACCAACTATGCAAGATAATATAGGATATATGGGAACGCACCCTATAGATAATAGTACATTACCGCATAAACGGACGATGTATAAAAATATACATTCGCCATCAACAAAAGATTTGACTTTTGTAGACAATGCAAAAGGCGTAATACTAAAGGATAGGACAACTGGAAGTTATTATAGATTATATGTTGATAGTGGAATTTTAGGCGTAGAGCAGGAAAAGATGATGTCTAAAATACTTAATTCTTGTGATTATAAAAATCCTATATTTTTTGTTAATTGTGCTGATTCGGGTTACTCAGAGTTATATTATTGTCATGGAATTGGATTATATAAATTAAAATATGTAAGTAGTAAATGGTGTCAATATGTAACTTCTTTAGACGATTATATTCAATGCATCGGAACAGGTGTGGAATTTGCATCAATAACTACATATCCAGCTTCTACATGGTCTTATGCTGTATATAATAGCGAAATAGAACTATATTATACATGGGAATCTACTTACTTTGGACTTGGTATAGCTAACGGAATTGGATTAAATGAAAGGTCTACAAAAAGAGCAATAGGAACAACAGCTAATAGACCAACAGGAGTAGTAACAGGATTTATTTACTATGATATAGATATAATCGGATATGTAGAATGGGACGGCAATTCATGGGAAATTTACACACCATAAATAATAGGAGTAATTTAGATGGAAACTAAAAATAAACATAAAATTATTATAGAAGCAAAAATTAAAAGAAAAAATGGGGAAATTGAGGAAAGGACTTTAACACAAATCGAAAGTCCTTTTTCATTGCAAAAATTTAAGAATATATTAAGCAAATGGAGTGACAAATAATGGCATATATTAGCACAGTAACTAATAAAGGTTTAGAAATTATAAACAACAGAATAAAAGGAGATGGAACAGCACCTAAATACGTCGCTTGGGGAACAGGAGTAACAGAGGCGGCGGTTACAAACACAGCATTAGTTACACCTAGTGCCGAAGCAAGAACAGCAGGAACAGAAACAATTGCAACAACTACTACTACAAACGATACATATCAAGTGGTGGGTTCGATTACTAGCTTATCATCTCAAGCTATAACAGAGGTTGGATTATTCGATGCTTTGACAGTAGGAAATTGCTTCATGAGGGCAAACTTCGCAGCATTAAATTTAGTTGCTGGTGACAGTATAGAATTTACAATTAAATGCGTTGGTGATCAGGCTTAATGAGCACATATACCCAAAATATTGTCTGTAATTATAAAACATCTACGGATAATGTTGATTTATATGGCGTAGCTGTAGAATGCACTAATACAACTAAATATAGCTTATCTATAGTTAAAAAAATAGCAATAACAAAGATTGCTAATATAAAATTTAGCAATAGCATTATTAAAAAATTGTTTAAATTGCTTATTATAAACTTTGATGTATCTACAAATATAATCAAATCGCTTATTATAATAATTGCGACAAACTATAATTTATTGGTAGATAATACAAGCAAGGTTAAAAAAAGTTTTAGCAATAAATTTTATTTTAGCATTAATAAATATACTAAAATTAGTAAACACATATCAATCATAAATTTATTTAGTATAGGCATGGTAAGGTCAATCTTTAAAAATATGAGTGCTAACTTTACTCAATTTGTTGATACGATAGATTTATACGGTGTTTATGTTAATGTAACTACTGGATTTACTCAATTCATAGGGCACGTATGGGGTCAAGGCAACTGGGGAGAGTTTGATTGGGGTAATAGATACATAATAAAAAAAGTATTTAAAAATGTAAATTGTGGAATAGATATCACATCTCAGTTAAAAAATAAGGTAAGCAAAAAATTTATAAATACTTGCAAATATGGCGTTAATACTACAAAAAGATTATCAAAATTATTTGTGATTGCACACACGAAATTTATCGACACAATGGATTTATTCGCTGTTTACATGGCTATAATACTTAATAATACTATTAATTCTAGCATTGTAAAAAATACTATAATAACAAAAATTGTTAATAATAAATTTAATACAACTATAGCAAGAGTAATGAAAAGAGCAATAACAATAGCTATAGAATTTAGAATAAAACACATTCGGAGAATACCAGACTTTCATTTTAATAAAGTCCTTACATTCTCGAAAAAACTAAAAGATAGAATATTTTATCACAATAAACAAGATAAAACCTTTTATCATAAAAAGGGAGAATAAAGAAAATGGATACATTTACAAAACAGTCTAGCGAAGAATTTCAGATTAGCGTGGATTTTTCAGAGTCGCTATCTGACAACGACCCAATAGCAAGTTACACTATTAACGCTTATCTGAGTAATACAGATGTGACTAGTGATATAATATTAACATCTTACAAAGCAACATCTTCTATATTAATTACGGTTAAAGGTGGAGATGAAAACTGTAATTATAAAATAGTAACTAAAATAACATCGGAACTAGGCGAGATATACGAAAAGGACATACAAATGGAAGTAAGGGAAATTTGAGCCGAAAGGCTCTTTTTTTTATACAGCAACATAGGAAAGGTCAGATATGGTTATAAATTAACTAATTTAAGGAGTGAACAAAAATGGCAAATTCATTTAGAGCAAAATTAGACTCTATAGGTTTAGGATTAGCAACAATTAATAGTGCGGCTGATGTAGTCGGTGGTAGTGCGTTTTCTAGTAATGCAAGTGCAATTAATAGTGCAGCAAGTGCAATCACAAGTGCTGCTAATCTAGTAGATGATATCACCGTACAAGTAGATTCTAATGGCACAAAAATAACTAGTGTAGGTACACAAGTTAGTACAGCAGATTCAAAGGTTATTAGTGTAGGAACTTTGGTTTCAACAGCAAATTCAAAAGCTGATTCATTAGGATTACTACAAAGTACAGGTAATGCAAGTGGTAGCACACTTGTAGCAAATAGCACAGCTTCAAGAGTTGATTCAGTCGGTGTTGTTGCAAGTACAATTAATTCAAAAACAGATTCAAACGGAACTAGAGTTGGTTCGGTTGGAACTTTTGTATCTATAGCAGATTCAAAAGTTGTTAGTGTTGGTACATTGGTTAGTACTGGAAATAGTAAAGCTGATAGTTTAGGTGTGTTATCTAGTACAATAATAGCACTTTCTACAGCTTCAAGAGTCGATTCTACAGGTGTATTATTAAGTACATCTAATTCTAAAGTTGATTCTAACGGTGTTAAAATTGCTAGTGTTGGAACATTGGCAGGTAGTGCGGCAACAAGTGCGGCATTAAGTACAGCATTATCTACTATTTTGAGTAGAATTGCATTATTACCGTCCACATGATGAATATATGTCACATTGCCCCGTACTCTCCTAGCTTGTGCGGACTTTTTGAACATGCTAGGGATATGGCAAGGGCGGATATAATAGGCGGTAACGATGTAATATTTGTCGATGCAGGAATCACACGCAATGGAGTTAGGGAAGAAGGATTGATCGGTGCTATTGATGATAGGGCAGGATTTAGATTGGAGACAGCACATCCTAACATGATTCAAGAGGCGGATGTAATAGTTCAACACACAGGTTGCTACGATAATTGGACTGTTAAGACACAAGCACCTATTATTTGGTGTATACATGGACGTCCTCTTGCTTGTTTTCGTCCAGAGTTACAAGGCAAAGGGGAAAGTTTTTCTTTGTACTCTGATTTGGCAACATGGAAAAGAGCAAAGAAAATGCTTTATTTTTGGGACGAATTTACACCATATTGGAGTAATGTTATACCCGAACAAAAACTTCTTTGCTTGGATTATCCTGTTATAGATGAAAATAGATTTAATTCGGATGGTGAAGTATATCGTTTTCAAAATTCGGGCAAATATAATATTCTTATTTGTGATTCAGAGCGTGAAGATATCGGTATTTATGAACTTGTGAATGGTTGTATACAGGTGGCGAAAAAGTATCCTAATCAATTCAAATTTCATTTCGTGGGTAGCTTAGATCTTCCTATTCCTAACTGTTGGAATTTAGTCCTTGGCAAACTAAAGGAATTAGGGGCGTTAGGTGATATTGTAGGCAGAATAACAAATATTGAATCTGTATATAAGGCTAGTGATTGTTTGATTAGTCCTAACAGAATTATTGTCCGCACAATTGCCGAGGCTCTTTCATGCGGTTTACCTGTCATCACAGAAATAGGTTGCAAAATAGCGGATTATACTTGTGACATGAGTAATCCCTATGATGTATTAGAGGCGTTTGATTTGTTCAAAACTGAGTTTGATAATAGACAGATTGATAAGAATGAGATTATAGAACGTGCAAAGGTATTTAACATGGCTAATTATGCTGATGCAATGAATAAGGTGTACAAAGAAATATGTTTAAAATAAATTTTGGAGGTATTGACAAATGATTATAAATAAAACAAATATAAAAAAGCTATTAGGTGAATCGAGTAGCACTTTTGATAATTCGATAGATATGTTGATACCTTCTCTTATAGATTCTATCATTAATTATTGTAACAATGATTTCATAATGAAAAGCAATTACAATAATACATATGTTTATGATTCTGTATCAATGATATTTACTAGCACTACAATCACTGTTGCAACATCAATACCTATTACAACGGGTGACTTTATTCGTATACAGGGAACTTGTTATAACGATGGTATTTATCAAGTAAATGCTTACCACGAAGGTGTAATCACAATCGAGAGTGTTAAAACTATGCGTGTTGAAAGTATTGACAAGGCTTATATTGCTATTATGGACTTACCTAGCGAATTAATACACGTTATATCTGATCACATAAAAGCAAATATAATAAATGACAATGATATTCAACGTGAAAAGATAGACGATGTTGAATATACGTATTTTGCTAGTAATGCGAGTATTGATATTACCTCTAATAATGCGACTATACTAAATAAGTATAGAAAAGTGTATAAAGAATGTTTGTTTGGCGGTGATTATTGATGTCTATTAGTGCGGTTGTTAACAGGTGGAGTGAAGAAATAACTGTAGAAATAGCTAGTGATAGTGATAAGTATAATCAACATACATATACTGTATCTACAATTCAAGGGCGATTAAGTCAGACAGAAGAAGAAATCACAGTTAAAAACGGTGAAAAGGTAATTGCAAAAGCTATATTACATTCGACAACTGAATTGTCGCTCGATGATAAAGTAGGAGACTACAAGATTATAAGTATTAAGCCATGCAAAGATAAACATAGTGTGATTCAATTCTACAAGTATTATTTGAGGTGATTTAATGGCATACGGTGGCACTGAATACGGATATTTTAAAATGACAATGGCAAAATTCAAAAAGTATACAGATGATTACAATAAGTATAGAAATGCCTTGAAAATAGTAGTAGAAGAAGCAAGAAGAAGGGCACCTTATTTAACTCATTACATGGAAGAACACTGGCAAATTAGGAGAGAGAATAAGAGCGAATATATAATTGTTTTTACCGCACCTTACGCATTTAAACAGCATGAAAGACTTGATTTTTACCACCCTCACGGTGAAGCGAAGTTTTTGGAAAGAGCGTGGATAGCTAAAAAAGACGAGTTTTACAAAAAGATTGTCGAGGATTAAACATGGAAGCATTTACACATATTTATAATCAAATAGTTAATCTTGGGGAAACTCAAGTTTATATAAATAGTTATAACGATGATAGCGACAATATTGTAGCTATACACTACTACGAAGGTAATATAGAAACAGAAATAGCATTCAACAAAGAAGTAATAGCACGACATATAGGATTACAAATATATGTCCGTGACACAAATTTTGAATTAGGATATGCAAGGATAGAAGCAATAAGAGCGTTATTCGCTGTATATAAATATCAATCTATTGTCATTAGGCAAAAGGGCGATATTTTAACGCTTGGTAATGATGAAAAAAATAGATCAGAATTCACTATTAATTTTAATTTAGAGTTAATAAACGGAAATACAGTTACGTAAAATATTTTAAAATTCAAAGGACTTATATAGCCCTTTTTTAATGGGAAAAGGAGTGATTTAAATGGCTGTTAATTCAGGTGTAGACGGAAAAGTTATGATTTCAGCGGCTACAGTAGCAACATTAGACGAGTGGAGTTCGGATATAAAAGAAAAATTACAGACTTACGTAAATTTCGGTTCAGCATGGGAAAGTAAATTAAAAGGTATTAAATCTTGTAATGGTTCGGCAAAAGGAACTTGGGATTATGCAGATACAACAGGTCAAAAGGCTTTAGCTGATATTATAGTCGGTACTACAACAAGCGTTGCATTAAAACTATATTATTCAACTACAGGATATTTAAGTTTTACAGCATATCTGTCAGGTATGAAAATAAGTAATAAAGCAGATGGAAAGTGTGATGTTGAATTCAATTTTGAATCTAGCGGAGCAGTAACAATCGCTTAGGGGGTGAATGAATATGGGAGCAACATCAGGTGTCATTGGTGCTTTATACAAGCAATCAGCAACAACACATACATTCACAACACAAGCGGCAACCTTACAGGTTAATAATAGAACTGTTGTAATAAATTCTAGTACTTATGCAGGATTTGTTAGAGATGCTAGTTTATTTACAGTTTATAAGGATGGAGTAGCTCAAACATCAAGATATATAATACATTTCGATAGAATTATTTTCGAAGAAGACCAAACCGCAGGAGTATGGACAATATCGGGAACTTATGCAGAATTAACGCAGTATGCGGCTTGTTATGAGTGGTCAATAGATGTAAAAGAAAAAATAAACAGTTACGTGGCTTTTGGTGGTGGTGGATGGGAATCAAAATCAAAAGGCGTAAAAGGTTGGACAGCATCGGCAAAACATTACGAAATGTTAGACGAGATTACAGCCGCTCAAGATACAAGTACAATAGCAAGGTTTTATACTGATATAGATAACCACAATGGTTTGGTCGGGTACGTTAAAAAAGGTGGTCTAAAGATAACAGATAAAGCCGATGGAATAGCAGAACAAGAGGTAAATTTTGAGGGTTCGGCAGGATTAATTTTTTGTAGTTATGCATAAGAGGGATTTTATATCTCTCTTATTTTTTATATTAAAGGAGAAAATAAATTATGTTATTTAGTAAAAATTTTAAAATGAATGATAAAGATTATGAGATGAAAATAAATGTCAGGACTAGGCTTAATTTTAAAAAAGCTAAAATTGACATTACAGATAAAACGCAAATGTCAGACGAAGAAACATTATTTAATATGTGTGCAATAGCTTGTAATACTGATTTAGATACATTTATAGATGATTTCGACAACTCAGATACAACTATGGAAGAATTAGCAGGAATTATAGGCGAGGCAATTGATTTAGGAATGAACAAAGGGAAAAAGCCTAAAGTTAATATAGATAATGAGGATAACACAGAAAAAAACGGTTAGACTCAGATGATTATTACAGAGAATTATATTCTAAATGCAGAATAAAACTAAAAATAACATCTGAGGAATTTTATAATTTAACTTTATCTGAAATAAGCTTGATGTTAGACGAATATGACAAGAATACACACCTAAATATGCTTGATTTAGCATATTATAATTCTTTATTCGTCTTAAATGAAAAAGCAGAAGATGATTATAAAAATATGATTAATAAAATTTTAGAGATAGAAGCAAAGAAAAATATTATTACAGATAAAAAGAAATTAAAGTATGTAATGATAAGTAAAAGACTAGGTTTGAAATATCCCAAGAAATGGGAGGTTAATGAATGAGTACAGTTGATAATATTGATATTAGGTTTAACGTGATAACAGATGCTTTGGATAGTGCATCGAATAAATTACAAAGTATAGGTAGTACAATATCGGGACTTGGAACAGCATTAACAGCAAGTGTTACAGCACCAATCGCAGGAATAGCAGCTTTTGGTATTAAGTATAATAGCACTATGCAGGATTTACAAACAAGTTTTAAGGTAATGCTAGGAAGTCAGGAAAAAGCGGTAGCAATGACCGAAAAACTTAATAAAATGGGTGCGGAAACTCCTTTTGAATCAAGTCAATTAGCAGAATATACAAAAACAATGTTATCTTTTGGATATACAGAAAGTAATGTTATTCCTATAATGAGCCGCTTGGGTGATGTATCTCTCGGCAATAATGCAAAAATGCAAAGCTTAACAAGGACTATGGGACAAATTAACGCTTTAGGAAAGTTACAAGGTGGAGATTTAAACCAACTTATCGGTCAAGGTTGGAATCCTCTTAATGAAATCATGAAAAAGACAGGAGAAACAACAGAACAAGTAAGAGACAGAATGTCTAAGGGAAAAGTTACTTATAAGGAAGTAGAAAATGCTTTAATTGCAACAACTTCAAAGGGTGGTACATTTTTTAGCGGTATGGCAGAAGGGGCAAAAACTCTATCTGGTCAAATGAGCACATTACAAGATAACTTTAGCATGTTGGCAGGAGAATTAACAAAACCTATATTTGACTTATTAATGCAAGTAGTACCCAAAGTTATTGAGGTTGTTAGTAAGGTACAAGAAAAATTTAAAAGTCTTAGCCAACCTGTTAAACTTGCTATTTTAGCTTTTGCTGGAATAGTTGCATCAATAGGTCCTATTTTAGTTGTTGGTGGATCATTGATAACTTTAGTTGGCGGAATAATAACTGGCATATCTGCAATAGTTGGGGTAATAAGCACAATAGCAACGGTAGGAGCTCCAGTTATTGGAGCTGTAGTAGGAATAACAGCAGTTATTACAGGACTTATTGCGGCATTGGCTATTGTAGGAACAGCAATTGGATATATTCTAGTTAAAACAGGGGCATTAAAACAAATAATAGACATTGTAAAAACGTCTTTCAATACGATAAAACCGATTATTATAGATTTAGCCATGAACGCATTTGCAAAATTAAAAGATTTTATAAGCGTTGTTAAAGGGGCATTAGATGATGTTGCTAAGGTGGCAAAACCTTTTATAAATGAAACTATAGCAAAGGCAAAACCTATTATTCAAGATATAATTAGGGCTTTAGGTGACTTTGCAAACGTCTTGATAAATGTTGCAGGGGACAGGATAAAAAAATTAAAACAAATATGGGATACTGTATTCCCTTATTTAGCACCCATATTGAAAGTTGCTTTTGAAACTATAAAGAACAATGTAATTACAGTATTAAACGCAATAAAAGGAGCAATAAACGTTATAACTTCGATGATTAAAGGTGATTGGGGCAAAGCGTGGGAAGGTATGAAAAATATAACTTCTCAATTTTTAGATAACATAAAAACCAATGGAAGTAATATCTTTAATTTAATCAAGAAAAATATTGAGAAGATACTTGCAGAGATAAAAACAGCATTTGAAAATAAATTAAACGAATGGAAATCTGTAATTGAAAGCAAATTCGATGAAATAAAAACAGCAATTGAAAATAAACTAAATGCGTGGTGGAACGCTGTAGTAAATTGGTTTAATCAATTACCTAATCGGGTTAGTAATCAATTAAAC